GTTACATTGAACACGCAGAAGATGGACTAGCTGAACTTAAAGGAGCTAAGTAATGAAACATTGGGAATTAACAGAGCCGATAATAGACTATGAACATAGTAACAATAACGCAGGTGGGCTATATAAGGGTAAGAAAGTTCTTAGACCTAGCTCAATAGATAGCTTTATTCGCTGTCCGTATAGCTTCTATAAGCAACAGCTATTAGGAGAGTATGGAGCACCAAATAGTGCATCGCAGGTCGGGACAGCTTTACACGCAGTTATGGAAGACGTGATTGTAGCTCAACTAGACCCTGAACTAGAGAACTACACAGTAGATGATATGCAACGTGCAGGTATGAAGCATTGGAGACAGCTAAATGAGAAAGCTGACATCCATTATCATGGCGACCAAACGTATCAGTCTATGGCTGACGATTTATATGCAGGTGTTCTAGGGCTAGAGCAAGCTCTAACTTGTATCTCAGCTACAGCCGCAGAGGGTAGATACTCAGTTAAGATACCTGAACATCCTATCTTTGGAGCTATGAGTGGTTCATTGGATGTTGAAGAGGGTAATGATGTAGTGGACTTGAAGTTCACAGGTAAAAAGAAGTCTAAGGTAGATGACTATATCTTACAGCAGTCTACTTATGTGTGGCTAAAACAGATTAATGGTCAAGATGCTAAGAAGTTTAATATACTTAATGTAATTAGACCTACTAAAGCTCGTAAAGCTAAAGCTGAGAAAGATGGCGAGGAACTTGTAGCTGATTGGCACATTATGGAGGGTAAGCCTAACATACCATACGTTAAACATTGGGTAGATATTATCCTTAACAAGACTGAGCAGTACGCTAAAGACCCTACACCTGAAAATGCTGAGCTATTATTTCAAGGTACAAGTCCTAGTAATAGCTTCTTATGTAATAATACATGGTGTAGCCACTACGATACGTGTCCTCATGTTAAAGCTCTCAGAGACGCTGAGCAGTTCGAGGAAGTTGAGCTATTCGGAGCTAAGTAATGGATGAGCCTAAATGGAAGTTGGCGGAAGCTATACAAGCTATTTTAGATAGTGGGGTCACTCCCACTGAGCTTAGCCATGAGCTAGGTTTTCAAGATACAAGTATGGTTTACCGCTACAAAAATGGTAAAACTAAAAGTATGGGTCATATTAAGGCTCTTGTAGTATATAAAGAGTATGATATGCTCTTAGAAGAGTATGATAGCTCAGAACAACTTATAACTTTAGCTAACAAAGAGCTAGCTAAGGGCGGTAAAGATATAGATAAATGTGGTCACTTATTAGATAAGCTAATAATCATAGCTTCTTATAAAGGAAGTGACCTAAGAAGCAAGCTATTACAATTTATAGCTGATTATGATAAGAGGAGTTAACTATGCCAAGTGGAGCAGTGAGAGATTCAATAGCTTTCGAGAAACAGGTAGGCGGTAGACATTATAAGAAGCATAATATTCAGCCGTGGCATATCGTAGACGAGTACGAGCTTGACTTTTATTTAGGTAATGTAGTTAAGTATGTACTTAGAGATAAGGGAGCTAAAATTAATGACTTAGAGAAAGCTATACATTACATAGAGCGTAAAATTGAGATACTCAAAGAGAACCCTAATCAAGTTAAGATGGACTTTGACAAGCTTAACGATAAAGCTAAAGCTAAAGAAGCTTATAAGTCATGACACCTTATCCCTATCAAAGAGATATAGCTCAGATAGCTTTACTTACCATTAAAAAGTATGGTATAGTGTATCTAGCTATGGAGGAAAGAACGGGTAAAACTTACACCTCTATCTTGACAGTTGAGGCTAGCAAAGCTAAACGCTGTCTAGTAGTGACTAAAAAGAAAGCTCTAATGGGAGAAGATGATATTGAGTATGCTACAGCTAAAGAGGGATGGGCAGGTACATTCAATGCTATGGGAGCTGTATTTGATGGTAATAAAACATGGTGCACAGATGAGAGTATCTTTACATTAGCTAATTATCATGACCTATACAGCCAACACAAAGAACAAAAGAAGATTAAAGGTAAGTGGGAGACTGTAACAGTACAAACACTTAAACCTGAGTATAATGCTAAGTTCTTTGATGTGATTATACTTGATGAGCCTCATGCTTACCTTTCAGCTTATCCTAAAGTAGGAGCTATAGCTAAGATAGTACAACAGATAAGCTATGATAAACCTATCATATATCTATCAGCTACTCCATTCGCTCAAGGTTATCAGCTACTATTCCACCAACTTAATATGAGTAAATATAGCCCATTTGATAGCTTTAAGAACTTCTATAGATGGTTTGACCGCTACGGGATACCTGAAATAGTTTACACGGGTCACGGTCAGAAGATTAAATATGACACAGTTAAAAATGAGGTATGGGATAAGGTTAACCACCTATTCATTACTAAGACTAGAGCTGAGTTAGGTTTCGAGTTTGAGCCTGAGGATATTATACATTGGGTAGAGTTAGACGAGACTACTAAAGATGTATATAATAGCTGTCAAGAGGATGAAATGTTTATCTTTAATGACATAGAAACACCACTTGATAGCTCTATGAAGCTAAGGACTACCCTACATATGATTGAGGGTGGAGTATTTAAACATGATGATAAGTACGGACAGCTACAAAATAAGGAGAAAATAGATGCAATTAAACGAGATTTCGGGGATAGAAGCGACACAGTTATTATGTACCATTATAAGGCAGAGGGCATTAAGCTTAGAGAACACTTTAGACACGCTAAGCTCTTGCAGGGAACAAGCTACGCAGAGGGAGTTGACCTCAGTGACTACAGCCACCTTATCATATTCAGCCAAGACTTCTCAACCTCAAAACATAGTCAGAGACGTGCTAGACAAGCTAATAGAAAGCGAGATACAGCAATTAGTGTTCACTTCTACCTTGTTAAAGGAGCTATCTCCGAGCAAGTTTATGACACAGTAAGTTTGAATAAGACTAACTTTATAGATAAGCTATTTAAAAGGAACAGATTATGACAGAGTGGGCTACAGCAAACCCGTGGCTAACTACATTGATAGTTATTTTAGCTATTAATCTGATAAACGGTGCTTTTACATTTAAAAGTAGTGGGTCAGACGAGCTATCTGAGGCTATGCTTGACTACGAAAGAGAGAAGAGTAGAGCAGATAAGCTATCAGCTCAATACCAAACAGCTAAAAACGAAGCTGAACGCTATAAAGAAATGTACTATAATAACCTAAGAAAGACAGATAGCTACGCTAGAAAGAAACAAGAGCAAGAAGAGAGAGCTAGACACGCTAGAGCTAAACAAGCTAGATACGATGATATGCGTCGATTTCATGGCAACTTTGATGATTTACAAGAGGCTATGCGTAGACAAACTCCTAATGCTGATGAACAGTGGCAGAAAATTAAATCAGATTACCGTAGGCACATGAAAGCTATACATCCTGATAAGATAAAAGCTAATGGCGGTACTGATGTAGATATAGCTGAGGCTAACATTAAAGCTCAAAAACTGAATGCTGACTATGAGTTAGCTAAACGGAGATTTGGAAAATGAGCGAGATAAAATGGTATATGTGGCTATGGATATGGGTAATTAGAACTAAATCGGTTACTGATATATATACCGAGCGAGGTACGGACTTAGCTACTACTATATGGTACAAAGAATACAAGGGAACTGTGTATGTAGTTAAAGAGAAGTTCACTTAGACGAGCTAGACAAAAGAATAGAGGAAAATAAATGATATTAGAGATAATTAAAACACTGAGAGCTACTAGCTCAACTAACTTGAAAGAGCAGATTTTAGCTCTACACGCAAATAATGACGATTGGAAGAACTATTTAATAGCTGTCTATAATCCGTTCATGAAGTATAACAAAACAGGAGATAAGAATGACCTACGAGACGATTTGGATAATCTTAAGCTGTGTCGTTCTATTGACGCTGGCATTTCAGCTAAAACTATTAACAAAGTCTACGGAGACATCATCCCACAGTGGGGAGTGCAGAAAGCTCTCGACTTCAAGAACTTTAAGGCAACTAAGAAAAGAACGGATGTTATTAGGTTTCCTTGTATTGCTCAATATAAGTATGATGGTTTTAGTTTCACTTGCATCGTCAAGGGAGATAAACCACAGTTCTACACAAGTGGAGGTCATCCATTCGAAATAGAGGAGTCTATCTTTGATGATATGGAGACAGGAGTTTACTTAGGCGAAATGATGGGTGTAGGAGTTGAGGGTAAGTTTGGCGACAGAACTAAATGTGGCATACAGACTACTATGAGAACTAACACAGCTAAAGGTATTAAGAATTGGAATAAAGCTAACTTCCGTATCTTTGAGTACCTTACATTAACTGAGTTCTATGCAGGTCAAGCTAAACTAAAATATGAAGATAGATGGATGGTTATGTTTAACACTAACCTAGATTTAGGTTTTGATATAAGTGAGGTTACAGCTGAGGGTAGATACTGTAAAGACCAAGACGAGCTAAACAACTTCTACTATGATGCTTTAGATGCAGGATGGGAAGGAATTATCATTAGACAGCCCGACCACCTATGGCATAACGACGGCAAACGTGATGATGGTCTAGTTAAGCGTAAGAATAGACAGACAGTTGACCTATACTGCTTTGATTGGAAAGAGGGTAATGGAAAGAATCAAGGTAAGATAGGTAGCTTAGGGCTTAGAGATAAGAAAGGTAGAGAGGTATGGGTAGCTCCTAGAACTGACGCAGATAAAGAGAGAGACCCTCACTACTATCTAGGAGAGATTATAGAGGTAGCTTACGAGCAGATACTCAAAGACGGTACATACGTTCAACCCGTATTCAATGCTGTACGCTTTGATAAAGCAGAGGGAGATTATCAGTAATGAAAAAAGCAGAGATAGTTAGAGCTAACTCAGCTCTAATGATAGCTATTATGTTCATAGATTTAGATGACTCACATGGAGACGGTTTAGGACACCCTAGAGCTAGACCCGTCAGAGTTAAAATAGCTAAGATACTACAGAACTTTAACAATGCTCGTAATGGTAAGCTAAACATTAGAGCTAATCAGATGGCAGAAGCTACCCTACAAGAGGTACAGAAGCGTATCAAAGGTACAGTAGACGTTAATGTAGTAGCTTTGGCAATTCTAACTGAATTAGAGGACTTGATTAACTTGCCGAAGCTATACAACTTACCTAGTAAGCTTATAGTGGACTGTATTAATGAGCTAGCGGACATTAACACTGTAGATATATTTGGTAGAAGTTCGGATACCGCTGAGGAAATTATAAAGGAGCTAGGATATGTTAGTAAAGATTGAAGAGAGAAGAGAGTACGAGCTACACGTTAAGAATACTGTAGCTAAGATGCAAGTTAGCGGAAAGCATAAAGCTATAGTCCGCAAACTGATAATGCGTAGCTTTGACGATGGCGTAAAATTTGCCCAAAATGAGCTAAAGATAGAAGTATGAGACAGTTAGTAACAGTTGATTACGAGTTTAACTTAGCTAGTGAAATAGCTACAGTTGAACAGCAGTTCGTGGGCATCTTTACGGGAGACGACGTAGAGAAGCAGGCTAGCGTAGTGTGGGCTGATATGATAAGTAAAGCCTCATGGGAGAGTACATTGAACTATGTGCATCCTAAAACAGTCAAATTCACTATAACGGAGTTTAAAGATGAAAGAGCAAGCGTACCAAAAGAAGATAACAACGTATCTTGAGAGTGTAGGTGCATACGTAGTTAAAGTGGTCGCCTCTAGTAAGAAAGGTGTACCTGATATATTAGCTTGTTACAAAGGTACATTCATAGCTATAGAGGTAAAGACACCTTTAACTAGAAGTAATACTACGAAGCTACAAGACTATAACTTGAAAAAAGTTAGAGAATCTGAGGGCTTTGCATTAGTAGCTGTAGACGTAGAGGATATTTACCCTACACTAGCTTTAATAGATGCACTACACGCTATTAGCTGTGCAGATGCTCCCGTATTGGAGAAGACTACATGAATAAATTTAGGTACACAGTTGGAGAGGATGAGCAGGGTAAGTTCGTGATGTACCCTACTGCTCCCTCTTTACTAGGTAAATCATTAGGAGACTTCACAGCTAACTTAGCTAAAAGTTATGTAGGTGCTATTGATACAGCTATATTCGCAGAACTGCCTATAGACGTATTACAAGCTATACACAATAAATCTAAAGAGGAACTAGAGAGAAGACTACATGAAAACTAATGAATACCTATATGGAGAAAACGTAAATGTGCCTGAGATACCTAATGGTATCATAGAACAGCGGGTAGAACTATTAAAGGCGAACTTAGAGAAGCTACTAGAGCACTCTTATCACACTAGAGATAATAACAGAGTTACAGCTACCTTTGACGCTATTAAATTTTGGGAGAATATAAATGACAAGTGAAGTAATTGAATTTAACAAGAAACGTAACCAACTAGAGCTTAACGCAAAGCTAGAGGTAGATATGATTGAAGAAAAGATTAAAAAGTTCTTTGATGCTACTACTGTAGCTGAACGTGTAGATGCTTATGTGGATACTACGTATGTATGGATAGGTACGAAAGCTAAGTATAGCTATAATCGCACAGCTATGAATGTAGATACAGAGCGATGGATTAGAATGTCAATTCATCTAATGGCTGATTGTCTAATGGAAGAGCTAGGTAGTGATTTCCCTGAAGTCATGGAAGCCGCAAAGAAGATAGTGTGCCGTGTGAATATGCTAAAAGGCGAGACATTAGCTAAAAATGGTAAAGTGTTAAAGGGAAGTGAGATACCTGACGCTACTAAAGAAATAGCTCTCATGATAGAAGACGTGATGAGACCAAAGAGCTATTAAGCTCTACGGTCTACCCACGCATTAGCGAAGTAACAATCTAATGTTCCTGTCGCATCCTCTTTACGCATATCTAGCTTTAATCTAAATTCGCCGCCTGCGTGGACATAAGGGAAGCTATAGTTAAATGCCTCTCTATCTGTATTATCTTTAGGTTCTTTCCTAAATTCCTCAAAAGCTCCGCCATTTAAACTAAACTGAGCATATACTGATTTGTTCACTATATCTAATTGATAAGTAGCTGACATACCTAACATATACTCTCCAGCTGGTAGAGACGTCATATGAATATTAGCTAACTCTGTATAAGTATCTGATATATTTAGTATATCCTGATTACTCTCATACGTGAAGTTATTTAGAGCTTCTAAATCTTCTACTCTTTGAACTAAATTATCTATACGATTGTCTAGCCCATTCAAATCTGAGGCATTGGTAGCTATACCTAATGTATTATCATTTATCTGAGTAACGATTTGATTACCGTTAGAGCCACCTTGTCCACAAGTTAAAACTGCCATCTATTTTTCCTTTTTGTCTTCTACCTCAAACAAGCTAAATTCATAAGGCTTGCTTGAGGTAGAGTTATCATTAAATGTTAATATCTTAACACTACAGCCCGTATAAAAAGCTAATAGTAAAGCTAATATAAAGTGCTTCATGTAAGTCATAACATTAGAAACCGAGTGTGACACCTGCTGAGCCACCGTTATATCCTGCCTCGCCATTATAAGCTTTGACATTAATACCTAAGTTCTGTATGAACGAAGTTTCCTCGTACTGCCAACTATACATAGCTCCAACTGCTCCTGCTACTTCACCTGAATAACTAGCTATACCTGCTGAGATACTAACCATAGCCATTACAGCTAACATTAAAATCATTAATTTTTTCATAATAATCCCCAAATTGGGCTTACGTGTCTTGCACAGCCTAGTTTGCTATTTAAGAGTTAGCTTCTCTATTGCATACTTACCCATCAAGGGCATCCATGTAACTGACCAAACATCAGTTGCTTGTGAGCCGTTCATCTTGTAAAGGTGGAAGCTAACCTTGTTTGGTAGCGGTACTGTGTAGCCATTTGCCATTAAAGCTGTGTCAATCTTACTTGCTGATAGGTTGCCCGTATGATACGATAATACCTCGCCAACGAAGTCGTTGTGTTTTATAATCCCTGCTAATTCAGCCATCTTAGCCTCCTATGTTTGTAACGGGTATTCCGTTATGTGTGACTGTCTCGCCATTATGAGTGACTACAAAGTCGTCCCAATTAGACTCAAGCCCATTAACTAATGTTGCATCAGCACCTATTAGTGTTTCAACCAATGTAGGGTTATTAGCCCACCCATCAGCTATTGGATAGTATCTCCAATCGTTTGAAGTTTCAGCTAATATGTCAAGTATCTGATACTCAGCACTACCACCGTGAATAGGGTTACCACCTATGTATCTGATGCTATCAACTCTATCTCGTGTATCAAGCCATCAGTAGGAACTAATGAACCCGTAGGAACATCAACACCATCCATCTTCATCGTACCTCTAGTCACAGTATAGATATCTACATGATGTAACTGCGATGAACCACTAGCACTACCAAGTAATCGAGTAGTTTGTGTCGGTGTTGAAGTCGGAGCTATGAACTTAAACGTAATCTTATCACCAGTTGAGAATGGCAAGTTAGGTATATCTATTCTACAAAGGTCAGCATCTCCACCTAAGTTGTAATACTCTCTAGGTGCTACTTGAGCTGTAATCTCAGCTACACCTGACACAGTTGTACCAACAGCATTAGTGTACTCAGCTCTCATTTGAATACCCATCAACCCAGTAGTTACGGGTAGTTGGTAGTCTTTGAAGCCATTAGTTCCACCAATGTCAACCCAGTTAGCTCCATCAAAGTATGTCCACAGAATAGTGTCATAGTTAGAACCATCAGACCTTAGCAGAACTGGGTCTCCCTCAGTCACAACTACCTTATCCACAGGGCTTAATGTAATAGCAGGTGGTCTTGGAGCTGAAGCTCCACCTAGTAAACCAAAGTTTAACATAGTAACTCCTTAGTCTATTGTAACTGTACCGCTAACTACAGTAATCTCACCTGTGAAAGCTCTATCGTCTCCAGCTACCAAGTTGTAAGGTACAGCATTAGGACCGAATGTAATAGCCGCATCAACCTCACAGTGTATTAAACTATTAACTTGATATGT